CTCTGTCCCCTGCTCAATCGCCTGAATGGCTGCGCGCTGCGCCTCCGCCCCCTCGACGCCGACAAGCGCGGCCTGCTGGCCAAGCGCCGTCGTCCCAACTCCAATGAACGGAGCAAGAAGTTCTTGGACCGCATCAAACTGACGGCGCTGCTCATTAATGCCAGACTGCGCTGATGCTGTCTGCGCAGATGCGGCTTTGCTTGCCGATCGAGATTGAATTACCCCACTCACAACAGTGCTGCCGACGACGGCTGCTGCGATCCAGCTCATGAGAACGATCCCCCAAGATATTTGTGAACGGCAGCGTCAATCGCCTGCATGTTCAAAGCCTGCTGATGCGTGTCATGCCAAGCATCGCTCTTGTCCACATACATTTCTTCCAGCTTCTCGATGTCGGTTTCTTCAGTCGCATAAGCGTTCACGAAAACCGTATCCTCGATGATGTAGGCAAACTTGCGACCGGGCTGGCCCGTGAAGATGTATGGCCCCTCGATCACCTTGGCCTCGCCGTTGACGATAACCGCCATCTTGCCCTTAAGCATGATGTTCATGTGCTCGTCTTTGTGGGCATGCCCCATCACATAGGTGCCAGCGGGCAGGAACGCCTCGCGCATATAAATGCCAGGGCCGAAATGATGCTGAACAGGGCAATCAATCTGCGGCGCGGCAAGCATCATCGCCTCGATCTGATCAAGCGACGTTGCAACCGCGATGTCTTGATTTACCTGCACCAACTCGCCCTCTGCGGAACATGCCTGCTGGCGGGCGATCGTCTCAGCGCCGCCAGTATCGCAAATTTCGATTTTTTCGGCAAGCTTGGTCATTGCACTCTAAACCTCTCCGCGATTTCGAACGGATTGTAGAACGAAAGCGGGTCAATCTGCTCGCGCTCGGTGTAAAGGTCATTCACATCACGCGGCGGCTGATAGCCCATCGCAAAATCACCGGCGGCTTCTGGTCTCATCTGCGGGCGCGTTGGCAGCCGCCCTGGCCCAGAGTATTCGCCGAGGATGCGCGCCACATACTTCTGCGTCTCCTGAAACGGCGGGATGCCACCATATCGGCTGACGTTGCCCGGTCCGGCGTTGTAGGCCGCCAGAGCGAGTGCAGGATCGCCGAAGCGGTCAAGCTGCTGACGAAGGTATCGCGCGCCGCCACGCAGGTTCTGGATCGGGTCAGACGGGTCCACGCCGAGTTCCGCAGCCGTGCCAGGCATAAGCTGCGCCAAGCCATAGGCACCGGCAGAGGACGTCACGTCAGGACGGAAGCTGCTTTCGGCCTCGATCAGCCGGGTGAACAGGGCAGGGTCAACGCCTTCCTCTTCTGCGATCTGGCGGGCGAGTGCGCGATAGTCCATCAGTCATCTTCCTCCCACGCTTGGCATGCACGCAGCGCGGAACAGACAAAGTCGAACTTCTTGCAGTAGCCGCGACCACCGCCTTCGCTGTCGTAATCCGTGACCGGGATCGCCTCCATCATTGCCTGCATCATCGGGCTGGTGCAGAAGTATTCGCAGTTGAGGCACATGCGGCGGCGCGCGTCCTTCTCGCCCATTCCCCACGCCTTGCCGAGATCGGCCCAGAACGCCTTGTTCGCCTTCGGATCGAGCGACGGGTTCTCCGGCCCAAACTGCCAGCTATCAATGGCGATCTGCTTGTTCGCCTTGTTGTCCTTGGCGCTGGGCACCTTCATGCCGACGCCGAACACTTCGATTGCTTCGTAATCCATCAGGTGATCTCCCGCCCAGAACACCGGATCGTGAGCGACGTGGCGGCAGAGGCCAGCGTCGAGATGAATTGCCCAGGCTCAAGCACTTGGCCGACCAGTTCCGGGCAGGTGTAGGTCTCATCGGGTGCGATCGTGCGTGCGTCGATCACGAGGTTGTCAGCGCCAGCCGAGCCGCCAAAGTTGACCAAGTTGACCGAAATCGTCTCGCTGCCCGCGCTGGTGTTGGTAACGGTGAACTTGTCGATGATCGCCTTGACGTTGCTGGCGGTGTATTGCGCGGTCTGCGCGTTCTCAGCCTGTTTGGCCGGGATCAGAACCTTGGGTGTGACTGCCATGTCGGCCTCCTTAGACTATGCTGGTGATGATGCCATCAACGACGGTGATCGTCTCGCCGCTGGCCGCTGTGAATGCTCCGGACGCGCCGACGGCGGGCAGCCATGCCTGCTGGGCTGCATCGTAAATCAGAATTGAACCATTCGCCGGGGAAAAGGCTCTGACGTCCTGCAATTGGTCAAGGCGCTGCTCAGGAGGCGATGGCGCGGTAGCAGCCAAGTCAGCCATCCGTTCCGCAGCCGTCGCGCTCGACAGCGCCACCTCGGCCTTGTTGTCCGCTGCGCCGATCGCATAGCTGTTGTCGAGGATCAGTTGCTTGATGATCGCAACATCGGCAGGCACCAGTTGCCCAGCCACCACGAACAGCCGCTCGATCGCCCGGATCGCGTCCGGGTCGTTCCCGACAAAGCGGGCGATCTGGTTTCGGTTAAGCGGAGTGGGATCAGCCATCAGAAGTTCAGCGGCTCAAGCCGCGCCTCCAATCGTGCCATCGCAAGCTGGGCGTCGCTTGTGCCCCGGAACTTCTGCACGCGCCAGTTCCGCATGTGGCCCTGCTGCAGCCACACCACGCGCTTGTCATACTGCCCCAGCGTGCCCACCCGCGCAGGCTTCTCGACGCTGTAGGTCAGCCCATCAACCGAATAGGACGTCCACACCGTCGGGTCAGCACCGGGCTGCACGCGGCCTGTGAGAGCCACCAGTTCCATTTCGTGGAAGATCGCGCCGCGACCCTCGTTGTAAACAATCATCGTGCCGAACTCCCAGCCGACAGTCTCGTTCCAATGGGTCGCGATGTTCTTGTCCAGATAGCCCACATCGGTCTCGCCAGGCTTACAGACGTTCCAGCGGTCATAGGCCCAGATCGCGTCGCAGACGTTCCAGCGGCCAAGCCCGACCAGCGTTGAGCGCAGGATAAACCACCCCGGCTGGCCGAGAGCCTGCGAAGCCGCTGCATCAAACACGATGGTCTGATCGGGCAGGTGGACTTCCATAAACTGATGCGCGCCCTCGGTCCGCTCCTGCATGAACACCGTTGAAAGCTGCGCCTCGGTGTAGGTTGCAAGGATCTCCTCAATCTCGCGGGTGGCGATCTTCTGCGCCGTGCCGTTGGCCCCGATGTAGATTGAAACGCTTTCGTTTGTTCCACTGCCCATGAAGGCGATGGTTTCATCGAACACGCAGCAAGTGTGCGTGCCAAGCGTCCCTTTCTGGATTTGCGCTCCCGGAATGCGCTGGAACGGAAAGCCAGGCGTCCCAGTGTTGCCAAACACCTCAATCGTGTGCCGGTTCAGGGCGTAGACCTCATTGCGCAGCTTGAGCAGCGACTTGACTGGATCGGGGTCGGCTTCCGACGATCCATACTTGAGCGGATCGACAGCGAACGGGTTGGCCAGTTCCGTGATTACAAGGAACTCGCCATCGGTGGTCATAAAGTAACCATCGACCCACACCACCGACAGCGCAGTGCCAAGATCGGGATCGGTGACCTGCGTCAGCGTCGTGCCGTCGTAGAGATAGAGCCGACCACCCGACGTCACCGCCAGATAGTCAAAGCTGTAGGTCATCGTCACCCGATCGCCAGAGCCCACGTCGCCGATCACCGTGACCGTGCCGTTCTGCGCCACCGTGACCAGCTTGGTGCCCATCACACGGTAGAGCACGCCGTTCCAGTTCAGGCCGCCACGGTTGGAGCCTGGGCCGTCGCCAGTTTTCACGATCCCGTCGGCAGGGCGTAAATAGCCCTCCGAAATCCCAGTCGCCTTCGGAACCGGGACAAGGTTCACCGGATAGCTGGTCCGAAAGTTCGGGCTGCTGTCGGTGAAGATGCCATTGAGGATCGGGATTTGCATCAGAAACTGACCATCAGCTTGTAGGCTTCAAGTTTCACCACGTTGTTCGCGGCTGCGGGCTGCGCTGTGATTGCAAAAGTCTGATCGACCGTCGCATCCACTGTAATCAGCGTGTTATCAACCACCGAAAGCCCGTGGCCAACCATGCTTACAGAATTGCTAATGATTTGATTGTTGCCACGATTGCACATCAGCTTTTGCACGCAAGCGCTGGCATTATTGGCAGCGGAAACTGTCAAAACCGCGCTGCCGCCATAAGACATGCCGAGGTTCTTGGCCGTCGCGCTGTTGGTCAGCGTGAATAGCGCATCCATTTGCATGCCGCCGCCGACGCCCATCGCCCAGCCAGGAACGGTCACCGATCCCAAGGTAATGGCGGTGTTCGCCAAAGCCACAACAGGAACGCCATACCAGACCAAGGCAGTTTGGGTGCCAGATTGGCTTCCGCTCGTCGTGATCGCTGCGCCGCCAGCCGTTGCAGAAACAGTGAAGGTGTTGGGCGAAAGCACTTCCTTGACGTAATAGGTCGTGCCGATCGCCAAGCCTGTCGGCAAAGCGCCGGTGGTGGTGAAACGGATCGTGTCGTTGACCGACAAGCCATGATTGGCCCAAGTGACCACGCCAGGCGCGGCAATGGTGATGGTCACAGTCGCGTCGATGTAGGGCAGATCAATCGTCAGTTCGTCAGTGGCCGTGTCTGCATCGATCAATTCATAAAAGCCGGTTGCAGCCGTGCCGCCTGTCCAAGTGATGTAAAGATCAATGCCCTGCGAAACCGTGTTGGTCAGGCCGTGAACACCGGCGCTCACCAGCTTCACGTTGCCCGCATCATCGGCATAGGTCAAAGAGGTGAAGGTCGCAGCGACTTGCACGATGCTGACAGGCGTCACGTTGCCAAGCACCAGAGCCGGGAAGCTGCGCAGCTTGGGCTGCGTGCTTACATCGAATTCAACCGTCGCGCCGCGATTGAAGATCGTTGCCACTTCATCTTTGGCGTAGGGGCCGAAGGTCTGCGCGCGGTTGAGAAGTTCAACCACGCCAGTTGGGGTTTGAACGCCAATCTGAACGCGGCTCGCCTGATCTCCGATGCTTCCCACGCTCAGAAGCGAGCCGCGCGGGATAGTGATGTCTTTTTGAGTGCTGACTGCTGTGGGATAAAGAAACATAGCTGTTTTCCTTTGCTTATGCCGGTGTCACTGCGTTGGTGCCATCTGCGTCAACCCAGGTGTCGGCAGCCGCAGAGCCTGTCGCCACCTTGATTTTGGTGTTAGTCGTGTCCCAGATCATCTTTCCGGCAGCCTTGCCAGTTGTGTTGATGGCGTTGGCGATGTCTGCGATGTCAGCCGCTGCGACGTTCTGAAGAATGCTGGTGGCCGTAATCGTCGGGTTGCCTGAAACACCGTCGCCATTTGCTACGCTGATGCCGGTTCCTGCGGTGATGGTCCGCGCCGCCGCTGTGCCGGTCCCTGTGCGGGCGATCACGCCGTTTGAGGCAAGAGCAGCCACCGCATCGAGATCATCGTCCCAAGCCTGCACATCGACGCCAACCTCAACGTCCATCGCCTGTTGCGCCGCGCCTGCACTGGCCGCCACAAACACGTTTGAGCCGACAACTCCTGCCCCGAGGTTCGTGCGAGCCGCCGAAGCATCTGCTGAAAGGCCAAGCGTCTGCCCGAATGCGCTTAAACTGACAAAGGCTTGGTTTTCAGGATACCAAGAATTTGTCACTGCATCGTATCGCATGGTGAACGCAGTGTTTGCGCCCGCCACTGTTGGAGCACCCACAACAGAAGCGCCCGATGCAGAAACCGTCAGCGCCGTGATCGACTGCGTCGTGACAATCGAGACCATAGACAAATCAGGCACCGCGCCCGGCAGCGCGATTGTGCCAGAGGCGAAAGCATTTGTCGGATTGAGAACAAGCCAAGTGTTCGGTGATGTGACAGCCACCGTAAAGCCCGTTGCGCTGGGCGCAGCGTATTGGCTGCGGCTGATGGTCACCGGCAGATTAAGCTGCCCGGTGATGTAGGACGTCAGCAGCGTCAGGGACGCCTTGCGGGTGTCTCCATTGCCGGTGGCCCACACGGCCAGCAGATCGCCGTTGGTAAGCGTGTCGAGAGCGGATAGCTTGTTGATGCTGGTCATCGGTTTACTCCAAGTCGAGGATGCTGTCCGGGCCAGCCGTCAGCGGATCGGTGGGATGGGGAAGGAACGGGTCTTTGCGGTCGCGCCAGCCCTTGCCGCCAGCGCCAGCCGGGATCGCCATGCTATCAAGCTGCATCTCGATCGGCTTGGCCGCCTGCGCGATGATCTGGTTGTAAGCGTTCTTGGCCGTGGCCTTGGTGTCTGGCGAGACCGTCTTGCCGTAGCCGGGCGCGATCCGCACAGCGAGGTTAAGAGCCATTGCCTCAAGCGCCGCGTCGGAAACGCCTGTCTCCTGATCCAGATCGCTTGCGCCGGGCGAGGACGGCAGCGGATAGCCCAGGCGGATGCCCTTGTTGTTCCATGTGGCCATCATGGCATCGAGCCGACGAAGCGCGCCTTCAAGCTGCTGCGGCTGCAGGTCGAACACATAACCTGCCAGGCCGATTTCCTCGAAAGCCATGTTGATGATGTCGCGCTTCGTGTAGGCCATGATTATTCCTCGAAAAGCTGAACGCGCTTGCGCCCGCGCTTGGGCTTTTCCTCAACAGGCTTGGAGGCCGCTGCAATGGCGTCGCGGGCGGTCTTGTGCCACCCGGCTGCGAGCGCGGCCTCAACATCGCCGTCGTCAAAAATCTTCCACCCGTAGGTGCCATCTGGCCGGGTCTTGTGGCCAGGAGACTGATAGAGCATCGTGATCATCTTGTTCTCCGCTTTGGTGCTTTGGACGGCTTGCCAGCACGTTCCGCCGCCTTGCGCGCCGTATCAAGAGCAATTGCCGTGGCTTGCTCGCGGCTTTTTCCAGCGCGCATTTCGCGGCGAATGTTCTCGCTGATGCTTTTCTGGCTATAGCCCCTCTTGAGCGGCATCAAACTGTCCCTCGTTCAAGGTGATGGGGAGGCGAGTTGCCCCGCCTCCCCGGAAGATCACGGCACCTGGTTGAACAGCATGATGCCGGACATTTCCGGCTGCTTGTTCACCACGCCGAAGAAGGTATCGAGGCGATACTTCGTGACGGCGGTGTTGATGTCGTAGAACTTCTGCATGACCAGTTCGAGACCCTGATCGGTCGCGCCACGCATGATTTCCGCGCCAGCATTGGCGGGCATGACGTAGCGACCGGGCAGGATTTCGAGCGCGTCTTTCTGCCAGAACACGTTGATGTCGGCCGCATCCACGTTGATCACGTCAACCGTCGCGCCGTTGGCCGGGGTGGCCGTGACGTTCTGGTATTGGGCTTCTGCATCGGTCGAGCCGCCGTTCGAGATGATCGGAGGCGAGATCACGATGGTGTTGTTGCCCGCCGTGCCACCGCCCGACGTGATCGAGATCACGCGGAAGGTCTTCTGCTGGCCGGTGTCGCCCTTGGTGATGTGGTGAACCGAGTTCACGCCAGCGATCTTGAGAGCATCACCAACGCGCAGAACAGCGCCAGCCGCCAAGGTCACATTAAGCGACTGATAGCGGTTGTCGACGTTCGCCGTCTCACCCGTGCCTGCGGACGAAGTCGCAGCCGGGGTGTAATACTGGCCCGCACCGTTGATGGTGATGTCGCCGCTCGGGGTCGCGTTGCCCAAAATGCGGTTGGCATAGTCCATCTTGTAGGTTTCAAAGCCAGCGACGGTGCCCACGAACGAACGCTCGTAAGCGGTGGTCGGCTTGCCGGTCATCGTCTCGCGGGCGGCGAGGTCCGAGGCCATCCCGTTGTAGCTGCGCGAGGACAGCGCGAGATAGCGGTCGAACATCTGGACACCGAGTTCGTTGAACGCAGCGTCGCACTCGGCCACGTCGGCATAGCCACCGGCAGCGTTCGAGCGAGCCACCACAACCGTGGACTGGTTTGCAGCCACGTTCATGATTGCCACGTTGATGTCCGACGCCAGCTTCTGCTTGGCAGCATCGCCGAGGCGACCTTCCTGAAGCTGGTCACGCAGTTCCTTGGCGTCCAAGGTGAACGGCACGGTCTTGTTGAAGCCGAGCGTCGCCGGAACAGCAAGCTGCGTGAAGTCGATGAAGCTACCGGAGATGTCGGTCCGGGGTGCGCCGTTGATCGAGGTCGCAATGTAGGGCTGCGGACGCCAGATCACGTCGTTGGTGCGCTCCATCATCGAGCCATCGGTATTGTAGACCGAGACATTGCGCGACATGACGAGGGCGTCGTTGAAACCCTCGAGGATGTTTTCGAACGCGACGCGTTCTTCTTTAGAAAAAGCGTTAGCCATTGGGCTGCTCCATTAGTTTCAAGCTGATCGCTTCTGCTTCTTATACTGGAAAACCTTTGAATAGTCTCCAGTCCGTTCAGCATCTGCTCTCAGACGTTCCAGGGTGCTGTCAACCGCCCCGGAGATGCGGCCTGTGCCTGACACCTTCGGTTCGGGTTTCGAGGTTGCTTTGCGCTTTGTCACCTTCAATTGGGTCTCCAATTTAGCCACCGCGAAAGCGAACTTCACCGGGTCTTTAATCGAGGCGAGTTCCTTCGCACGTTTCGGGTTCTTGCCCAGCGCATAAACCAGCAGAGCGGGGTTTTCGGCCCCTTGCAGGATCATGCCCTGTTGCGTGACAGTGAAGGCGTCTTGAACGACGTCTTCCGCTTCATCGTAGTCACGAACTTTCAGCGTTGCTTTCGCAGACTGATAGCCTTCCAGCTTCTGCTTCCACTCACGTTCCACGGCATCAACCTCGGCCCGTCGTGCAGCTTCCACCTCGTCGTGCTCGCGCTTCCGCTCATACCACGCAGCGAGTTCCTTCTCGTATCGATCGGTGTCGTAATCGGCCTTCTCAAGCGTTGGCTTATCCCCGAGTTCTGCGACCCTTGTCGCGCCCGTGGTCTTTGCCAGTTGCTCTTGCAGTTCCTTGTTACGACGCTTTTCCTCACGATACTGCTTGCGAAGATCGCGCACCCATTCAGGCGCACGCTCGGTTTCCTCTTCCTCGGAGGGCGGCGCTTCCCCTCCAATGGTCACGGCGACAAAACCCTCGTCCTCGTCTGCTTCATCCGCTTCGGCCTCGGTTTCACCTTCCTCGAGGTCTTCATCCTCAAGTTCGGTTTCCGGCTCCTCTGCCTCGAACGCATCTGCGATGGTTTCTTCGTCGATTTCCTCTGCCAGTTTCGTCATCAGACCCTCGTGATATCCTCACCCAAATTAGAAGCGGCTGGGCGGTTGCCGCATCCCTTGCGCGCCCTGCACAACCTCTTGCAGGTTCTTCGCGGTCTTGACCGCGCTCTCGCGTTGATCGTTTTCGACCGAGGCCAGCGTCTCGATCGTCTTGGCGCGGGTCTCTTCGGCCCGAGCCATCGTGTATTCTGTGTCGGCCTGCGCCTTGACCGCTTGGGCCTGGGCCTTGGCCGCCTCTGCCTGCAGGTATAGCGACTGCGGGTCGGGCTGCTGGTTCTGCATGGCGACCATCATTTCCTCGGCCTCTTGCTCGGTCGGCTTGATCACGCCCATCTGCACCAGCTTCTTGCGGAAGAAGTCGCGCACCTCCCAGATGCCTTCGCCCTCCATGTTCATCATCGCCATCGCGGTGAGAACAGTGCGGTCCTGCGGGTCTTGGCTGATCGAGATCATGCCCATCAACGAGCGAACCGTTGCGGCGCGCTTCGAGGACGAGGAAGGCCCGACGTCAACAGCCACATCGAACTTGGCGTTCGACAGATCGTTCTCGTATTCGATCTCGCCAGTCTCTTCGTTCAAGATCGGGCGGCCCAGTTCAACGGTGGACAATTCGCCCTGAACGCCCACCGCCTTCATCTTGCGGCCGGGCTCGACCAAAATGTCCTTGGCCATCGACAGCCAGATTTCACCAGAGCGTTTCACCGCCTTGGCCATGTTGCTCATGTAGATGAACGACTGCATGTCCAGGCGCGACTGGATCAGTTCGATCGCCTTGCCGCTGATGTTCGGAACCACCTCTTCGCCAGCTTCTTGGCGACCGAGAATGTCCTGCATGTCCTGCTCGGTGATCTGCAGAAGCGCAGCCATTGCCGCAGGGATTTGCGGCGGCTTGGTGTAGCCGATCGGGCCAGACACCACCTCGTTGCCGTTCGCGTCCTGAACCGGATTGATCAGCAGGTAGGGATAGTTCTTGAGGTTGTCCTCGGCCCACATCATTTCGTGGCCGGCGACCTGCTCGGGCAGGAAGATCGGCTTCTCGATGGGCGTCAGCGCACTGATCTCGCCCAGCTTCGACAGCTGCATGTTCTTGAGGCGCTGGGCGTCCTTGGCCAGCCGCACATGGCCCATGCACCGCTCGACGTTGTCAACGAACCAGCGCTTGCCATAGACCGGCACAATCGGGATTTCGGTCCCGGCGATGTAGCCATAATCCTCAAGGATGCCGCCGCCGCTCATCAGGTATTTGTGCACCTTGCGGCGCTTCACCCGCTTCTGCCGCACCTCGATCGTGCCGACAGCCGCCAGAGTTTCTTCGAGCGCCTCATCGTTTTCAAAGTCGGCTTCGGTATAGCGTTCTTCCTCGCCGTCGATGGTCTGGAAGATACGAATCGTCTCGTTGCGTTCCTCAACTTTGTAGACCTCGGCAATGTAGACCATGTCAGGCGTCGCCCAGTCGAATTCGCGGTCGCTGATGTCTTTCGGCCAAGACGTCGGGTCGTCGTTGAACTGCTCCCGATAGGCGTCGCGGGTCATCGCGGTGAGGACGTAGCACGAACGCGCGTCGCTCTTGTCCTGGCGCTTGGCGTTCAGATCGAAGAACACCGAACTGTCAGCGTCGTAGATCGGCTCGATCCTGATCCGCTGGCGGTCGTCCTCGTCGTCGTATTCGTCCTCGTATTCGTTCCGCAGGCGCCAGGCACCGAAGCCACCGCCCACGGCTTCCTCGAAGGCGTTGTCGTAGGCCTCGTCGGCCACGCTGTCCTCTTCGTCTGCTCGATAGAGGCCGTCGCAAGCATCGGCCAAGCGATCGTCCTCGTCGCCCTCCTTGCTGATGAAATCGACCGTGATCCGGTTGTTGCGGTATTCGTTGATGATCCGCATCACAGAGAGGTGGACCTTGTTGACCTCGAACTTGGGCTTGTTCTCGAACTGGTCGCCAAGAGCGCCTTCCCACTGGGCACCAGAGATTGAGTAAAAGCGGCGATCTTGCAGGCACTGCAGACGCTCGTCGTGCATCGCGGCCTGGATGTTGTCGAACTCCGCCAGGGCTTCCTGATGGACGTTCGCCAGTCTCTGCTCTTTGGTCAATCGCGCCACGGGTTCGCCTCGCAAGATAATTTGCCCGAATTATAGGGGGAACTTGCGCGAAAAACAATCACCGAGCGATGGGCATCACGCTGGCGACCGGACGAGCCACTTTTGGCTTGGTATTGTTCGCCCTCCGAGCGCCTTCGCAGGCATAGCGCAGGGCGTCGATGACGTGGTTGTGCTTGTCCTCAAGGATCGGCAAAACCTTGTTTGTGGTCGGGTCGGTCTTGTAGCTGTAGAGCGTCAGTTCGTCGATCGTGTGCTGGCAGCGCGGGTGCACGATGATGTCAAACGATTTGAGCCACTCGATGCCTTCCTCGACCGACTTCGGGCCTTTGACTGCAGGCATGATCTTGGGAAAGCCGTTCTTGCGCATGTGGCTGATAGTCTCCGGGCGCGCGCTGTCAGCCACCATAGGCCACTTCTCTGCCTCCGGGATCGACATGAACAGCGAAGGCGTATCCACGATCTCGCAGCCGATCTGGTATGCCTCCCAGTCGATGAACAGCTTGCGGCCGATGATGTGGCAGCGGATGCCGACGGTCGGGTCCGTCGCAAAGCCCCAGTCAGCGCCCAAGCGGTGCACCGCATCGGCCGGCGCCTCGAAGTCCTCGATCGTCCAGTTCTTGAACACGCGCGTCTCGCTGTTGCGGACGTATTCGCCCTTCCAGACGTGCAGGTATTTGTCAGGGTCGCGGCGCTTGTCGTACTCCATCTCTTCCCGCAGCACCTCTGGGAACCACGGGTTATCGGTGTAATTGACCTCGACCACAACGCTGTCATCTGGCGGGTTCTCGCCACGAAGCAGTCCCTCGATCGGGTCAGTGTCGAAGCGCGGGTTCCATGAGAACACAAGCTGCGAGCCGGGCTTGCGGATCGTCGGGCGCAGCAAATCGAGCGAGAACTGGCTGATCGACTGCGCCTCCTCCACCCAGGCAATGTCGAAGCCTTCGAGCGACTTGATGCTGTCTGCCGTGTGGTTCTGCATGCCCTGGAAGATGATCACCCCACCGTGCGGGCACTTGATCTCGGCTGTCTGGATGTCGAACAGGTGGCCGACGCCCAGTTCCTCGATCTTATTCTCGATCAGTTTCTTGACCGACTGCTTGAGCGACTTCTGCACCTCGCGCACGCAGACAACGTCGGTGCGGCGCATCACGCAGCGTTCGACGATCCACTCCGCGAAGAACCACGACTTGCCAGAACCACGCCCGCCGAATGCACCGATGTAGCGGGCGTTCTCGCGCTCAAGGATCGGGGTGGCCCAGCGCGGTGTCTGGATGTTCAGCTTCATGCCTTCGGATCAACGATGGTGCGTTTGATCTCGATGGGGATTGCTCCGCCGTCCGGGCCGCTGTGTTCGAGCCTGTCGGTCTCGCGCCAACCCATGCGGGTCTTAGCCCAGAACATCGCCGCGCGGCTGCATTCGCCATAGGATGCCCCGATTTTGACTGCCTGCCCGCTTGCCATGTTGAACAGGAATTTGCTGACTGTTGCGTTGGCCTTTATAGCCGAAAGCTTCAATTCAGACGCATAGTGCTTGCGCAAGGTGACGTGCGAGACGCCGACATATTCAGCGATGTCCTCTTGCGGCAGGCCGAAGGATGCGAGGGCCTTCACTTCTGCCCGGCTTTCGTCGGTCGGCTTGTGCGCTTTTGCAGGCATCACGCAGCCTCCCTTTCAGCAGAGAGTTCAGCGAAGGTCTGGCCGGTGGCTTCGAGCGTTGCCTGCTGCCCGGTCCAGTCCTGCCAGCGTTTGATGATGACGTCGCAATACTTGGGGTCCAGTTCCATCATGCGGCAGTCGCGGGCGGTCTTTTCGCAGGCGATAAGCGTTGTTCCCGTCCCACCGAAGCAATCAATTACAATCGCATTTCGTCCAGTGAAGTTTGTGATGATGTTTTCGGGCAGATAAACTGGGAATGTTGCTTTGTGGATGTCTGAATATTCGTTGCCGGATGCGTTTCCACCTTCGACGACATTCCAATATGTGCCTTGACTAAACTGCGGATTCGCAAACTTTCGCTTGCCGTCACCAAAGCACAAGATGAACTCTACAAGGTTGTTAATGACGCCCTTCTGGATGTGGGGCGCAACCGTCTTTTTCTTCCAGTAAATAACGTCTTTGAACGCATCCCCGAAAGCATCAACCATCTTGAAGATGGTGCGTTTGTTGTCTTGAACCAAACCTATATTGTAGAAAACTTCATCTGCTACCGCCAACATGCACCCCATATTCGCGGTCAGGAAATCAAAGAACTCGGATTCCGTTTGGTTGTCGTCGAAGGAATTGTATTTCTTGCTTGTCGTCTTGTTGCCTTTTACATTCAGAGAACCGGCATTATATGGAGGCGACGTAAAGCAAATGTTGGCCTTACGCCCATCCATCAGCTTCTCCACCGCATCAATGCTGGTGCTATCCCCGCACATCAGCCGATGCCGCCCAAGCAGCCACACATCGCCATCGACCGTGACAGGCTGCTCTGGCACCTCCGGCACCGCGTCGTCGTCGGTCAGGCCTTCCTTCGCTTCCTCTGGGAACAGCGCGCCGATCTCGTCGGCCTCGAAGCCGGTCAGCGAAAGGTCGAAGCCCATGTCCTCAAGTTCGCCGAATTCGAGCGCGAGCAGTTCTGTGTCCCACTGGGCCAGTTCGGCCACCTTGTTCACCGAGAGGCGGAATGCTTTGATCTGCGCTTCGCTCATGTCGTCGGCGAGGACGACCGGCACTTCGGTCAGCCCCAGCTTCTTGGCGGCTTTCAGGCGAAGGTGGCCATCGACCACGGTGCCGTCGCTCTTGGCGCAGATCGGGACGCGGAAGCCGAACTCTCGGATGGCGGCTGCCACCTTGTCGACTGCGTGATCGTTTTTGCGGGGATTGCGAGCGTATTCGATGCAACGCTCAATGGGCCAGGTTTCAAATGTCAGTTTCATGCTCACCTCATCTCGGCACAAAGCGGGCCGGGCGCGTCAGCGTGATGGCTTCCTTCCGGGCCGGATCATTCCGGTGTGCCGGACACCACGCTGACGCCGCAATTCTATGCGCTGCACGCAATTTTCGCAAGTGTTCAGCGCGCAAACCAGTCCACAAGGCGCTGCGAGACGTCCAGCATGTCCGCCATTTCGCCCAAGGTTGCGATGGCTCTCACCCATGCAGGCTCTCCGAGAAGGTGGTGGCTGGTGAGTGCGACGTAGCTGTAGGCTTCGAGTAGGTCGGCGAAGATCAGGCGCGGGTCATTGTGATCGATCACGTCGATGCCCATCTCAGCGCGCGCCACAGCTTCGCGCAAGTGGAGCAATGCAGCCAGTTCTGGGTCGTCGTCCTTGCGGGGTTTTGGAACGTCCCCGACGATCAGTTCGCCGCAGTCGTGGTGCAGTGCTGCGGAGAGAAGCGAGGCTTCGCAGTTTGGCCAGAAGAACAGGACGATCTGCGCGACGCGGCCGTGGTGATCGGCCAGGCTCTGCGCTGGAACCTCTGGGTAGGTGTGCCACCGCGTGACCGAACCAGACCGATAGATCGGGTGCAGTCCAACCACGCGATGCTCTGGCGGTGTCATTTTGCCTCCACCGGCCGATCGGGCTGGTCCTGGTATTTGCCATTGCCGTATCGGGCGGGCGTGACCACCTCGTGAAAGATCGCCTGCGCGATGCCTGCGCCGGCCGGAATGCTGAGAGGCTTCCAGCCGTGATAGACAAGTTCGAGCGTCAACCAGCCGCGCCATCCTGGCTCGATCACGGTATTGAACACCGAGAGGCCGCGCCGCGCCCAGGTGCTCTTGTCGTGGACGATCGCCACGAGGTTTTCAGGCATGTCGAACTTCTCGATGGTGCTGGCCAAGGCGAAGCGGCGGAACGGGTGCAGCGTGACGGCCTGCTTGATCCGCAGATCGTATCCAGCCTCTGCCAGTCCATAGCTGACGCCATGCTCGCGCAGCTTCATGCCTGCCATCGGTGTGAGCGGGCGGGCGTCGTAGAGTTTGCGTCCGTTGATGATCATGCTGCGGCCTCTTGCTGCCGCCGTGCGAAGTCGGCTTCGAGCATGTCGCAGAAGCGAGCCATGTGGGCTTGGTCGGTTTCGCCCTGTTTCCACCCCGCTCTGGCATCGGCCACCTCGATGTTGTCCAGCGAAACGCCGCCAGCATATTCCGCCATGAAGAAGCAATGGCCTCGGTCCCCGTTGGGCTGGCGCACTTCTCCGATCATGCGATACTGCGGCACGATCTTCCGCATCTCTGCCATCACGCGGGCAAAGCGGTCGGCAATGGACAGATCGGCCGTGGCTGCGCGATCCTCCTCGATCCGCGTCAGCGTCTTGTCAATGTTCCGAGCGGCATCCTCAAGCGTGAATGGGCGACCATCGCTTCGCGTCGTGTATCCGGTTAGTTGCTTGTAGCCGTCCAGCCAGAACACGCGCTCCCGGCCATTGCGGCGACCTTCGCCAAGGCTGATGTTGACGCCCAGCGCCTCGGCGCGCTCGACAAACTGGGGGAAATCCTGCCGGAAGCTGCGGCAGATCGGGTTTTTGGATT